CTATTATTCACCTTTACCTTTTAGGTTTTGAAGATGAACTTAACAATTTCACATTAGGACTTACTAATCCATCAACACAAGCTGACCTTCTTAAGATTGAACAATGGCAATCTAAGATTCAACTTTATCGTGATGCAACATCTGACCCTGGTAATGGAATATTACCGGTGTCTTCATCATGGGCTAAAAAACATATTCTTGGATTTTCTGATGAAGAAATTAAGTTGGATATACAACAACAACGTATTGAAAAGGCGGTTGCTGCTGAACTTGAAAAGACTGCTGAGGTAATTACTAAGACGGGAATTTTTGCAAACATCGATAAGTTATATGGAAACAAACCTGGTGAAGGTGGTAGTACAACACCTGAAGGTGAAGTAACAGAACCAGCTGACACAGGATTTGGAGACTTAGGGGGTGACTTAGGGGGTGACTTAGGGGGTGCTGAACCACCAATGCCTGACTTAGGTGGTGGTGGTGGTGAAGAAGCCGCTGCACCACCACCAGAATTGGCACCTGAATCTAAAATGGCCAATGATTTAAATTTAATTTTAGAAGATGATTTAATTAATGGTATAGATTCGTTAGACCTATCTAAAGGTAAGAAGTCTTTAAGCGAAATAGATGATAAATTGGGCGAGTTACTGAAATAGTAATATTTATAAAATAAAATAATATGAAACCTTTCGGAAAAATTAAAACTAAAATTGAACGTTCATTGTCTCATCTTTACGGTAAAGAATCATTTAAAGGGCATATGAAAAATTTCAAAAAGAATATTTTAGAGAACAAAGAAATATCAAAGATTTTTTATATCTATGATGATTTATCATCTAAAAAGGGTTTAGACAAAGAAATCGCTTCTGATTACGTAAATGAATCTATTGAAGAATTACAAAGATTGATTGACAAAAACACTAATAAAATCACATCACTATCTGAATGGATTGATGGTATTTTATCTGAAGATATTGATAGTGAATATAGTGATATTGATAATGTAGTGTATAACAACAAATCTATCAAAAATTTAGAAAATGTTTTAGAATCTAAGAAAAATATTAAAAATCTTATAACAACAGAAAAAGAAATTAAAGTTGTAAAAGAATCAATTAATATTCCTTTATCTTCTATGTTAAAAATTGCATCAAATTCATTTAATAAAGAATTTGAAAATATTAGTGAATCGGATAAAAAAGAATTGACTGAATTACTATCACTATCAAAGAAGGACATTCAAACAAAACATAACGAATTAAAAGAGTCAGTATTAAGTAAATTACAAAATAATTTAAATGAATCTACTGACACTGAAATATCTGAAAAAATTAATTTAACAATTCAAAAAATTTCAGATTCTAAAAGTGATTTAGTATCACTCTATAAACTTACACAATTAAATCAGGGATTATGAAAAAAGTATTAGAATTCTTAAAAAAGATTTTTACGATAGTAAAAGATTGGATTAATAAAAACGGTGTTGAAGGAGTACTTAGTATATTAGTTGGTTTAGTACTTTGGATATTAAACTTTAAAATTTGGGCTGGATTCTGTTTCGGTGTTTTTGCGACAAGAAATTGGGATATACTAAAAGTGTGGTTGTTGTCTAAATTAAATAAATAAAATTTAATTCTATTATATAAAAAAAGTGGTCAATTGACCACTTTTTTTATTTATCATATTCATTATCTCTCATTTTTTGTACATACTTTGCCTTTTCAATCTTTTTTCTCTTTCTCTGAGATTTTTTGGTAAACTCTTGTCGTTCACGTATTTCTTTCATTTGTTTGGTTTTAATGACTTTGTGCTTGTACCTTTTTAGGGCTTTGTCAATGTGTTCATTTTTTCCTACTTTAATTATTAGCATATATGGTTGTTATGATAATAAATATAATGTCATACGTCAAGTTTTGACTTGCAGAGAAAAATATTTTATATTTAATACAAATAAACTAAAGAAAATAGAAAATGAATGAAGAAAGGAAAAACCTCGAAACTAAATGTATTCGATAATGCTAAATGTTTTTATGGTACTGTAGACTCGAAAGAATTAAAATCAATTTACATTGTAATACAGTCGTGGATAGAACCGAGAAAAGAAGTTAATAATTGGGACCGTGTTGCGGGTAATTTAAAAAGACAAATACAACATAATTTAATTGAGTGTGTAGATAGTTTAACATTTCATAAAAATTCAATAGTAGATTTAGATTTAAGAACGAGTGGTATTCAATTAAACAAGCGCTCATTCATGAATTTAGAAATAACACTTTTTATGAAAAACGAATATGAAGATTTTAAATCACCCATATTAAGAGACAAAATTAAAAAAATAGTTTCATCATTATATACAGATGAGTTATATAACTCACCTTATTTTTCGTTATCTAAAACAAAAACAAAAAAAGTTTGATATTTATTATAAAACTTTGTCGTGAAAATACTAATAAGTGAAAAACAATTTAATAATGTTAAAAAACAATTGTCTGAGGAAAGTAATGCTTTAGAATCGTTAAATAAATTTATCGAAACAGATAAGATTTTTAAATATGGTTCTATGGATGTTTATTTAACAGATATAAAGTTGTCTGGAACAATCGATGATTTTTTTCTTGAATCAAGAATTGAAAAGATAATTTACGAAGGTGAGGATGTCACTGATTTCGCATTAAATTATGCGACTTACGACCAATGGACAGGTGATGATTTACCTTTAGGTACTTTAATAAAAGTTTTCTTATCTAAGAATATAGACACGATGGTTAAAAAGACACTAAAACATGATTTAAGTGAATATGACGTTGTCCTAAATCTAAATTAGTTGATTTGATATATTTATAAAATAAAACTCATGAGAATATTAGGACCACAAGATACAGGTAAAGGAATATTAGTGGAATGGGACGCAGGTTACATATCACCAAAAGATTCACGCAATGCTGAGGTTATAAAAGAATCCTATGGACAATTGGACCATTCTAAACCGTTCGTATTTTACGCGGTATTACAAAAATTTGATACACCAAATAGAAATGGTCGTATATACCCTGAAAAGATTTTACGTAGAGAAGCCGAAAACTACAAAAAGGCGATAGATAAAGGATTATCAATTTCTGAATTAAATCACCCTGAATCATCTTTAATAGATTTAGACCGAGTATCACATCTTATTACAGATATGTGGTGGGAAGGAAATACGTTGATGGGTAAGATTAAATTACTAACATCACCAGGTTTCCATAAGGATGGTGTAGTTTCTTGTCCTGGTGACATGGCCGCAAATTTAATGAGACAAGGTGTAACTATGGGTGTTTCATCTCGTGGTGTAGGTTCTTTAGTTAAAAGAGGTGAAAAAAATGAAGTACAAGAAGATTTCGAATTGATTTGTTTTGACTTAGTATCTTCACCATCAACTCCAGGTGCATATCTATTCTTAAATAAAGAGGATAAAAACAAGTATGAGGAGAATATTGAAGAAGAAACTAAAGCTAGGTCCCAAGAACCAAGAATAGATGGTGGAAAAGGTTTGGACAAATCTCTTGACTTAATGAAAAAATTATCCGATTATTTAGGGTATTAAAACTTTTATTATGGACGAAAAATATTTTGTAGCAAAAATTCAGTATGATTTACCCGATGAGAACAGTGGTAAAATCAAAAAAATCAGAGAAGAGAAATTAGTTAGGGGTTATAACGTTACCGAAGTTGAGGCTAAGGTTACGAAAAAATTCGAAGGATTTCAACATGAATGGAGAATCACAGCATGTGCTGAAAGTAAAATCGATGAGGTTTACGAATAAAACTAATTAAATTTTAGAATCTAAAAATCGGGATAATACCCGATTTTTTTTTGCCATTAATATTGAAAATTAACTTTTTTTAAATATCTGAATATTTATATAGTAAAATAAACGCTTGCGTAATACTAAAATGGCAGAAAATACTAAAAAATCATTAGTTGAAGAGGCACTATTACAAATGAAAAATTTGGAAGAAGCCGTAACTGAAAATGCAAAAGGAATACTTGCTTCTACTATGAAGGAAGAAATCAGCGAATTAGTAAAAGAATCGTTATCAGAAGAAGATGATACGGTTGAAATGGAAGTCGAAATGGATACTACAGATGAAGTTGCAGAAGAAGTGACTGAACAAGATGTTGAAATGGATGACGAAGAAGTTGAAATGGAACCTGAGATGGGCGACATGGATGCGGATGAAGAATTAGATATGGAAGATGATATCGAGGGTGATGAATTAGACATGGAAGACATGTTAATGATGGATTTACCTGGTGATGATTTGGAAGTAGATGATGAAGAAGAAGTTTTACTTCCTCTAGACTTAACAGGGGCATCTGACGATGAAATCTTAAAAGTCTTCAAAGCAATGGGCAATGAAGATGGTATTATCGTTAAAAAAGATGGTGATGAAATTCACTTGAATGACGAGGATGAAGATGTTGAGTACATAATTCAAACGGAATCTGAACATGAAAAAACTGAAATGGATAACATGGAAGTTGAAGAAGGTTCATACAAAAAAGGTATGGACGAATTTGAAGAGGAGATTGTTTTCGAAATTGAATTTAATGAAGAGGAGGACGAAGAGAAATCTGAAATGGTTGATGAAGGTTACAATGAAGAAGAAATGAAAGAAGGTGAAAAGTATGGTGATGAATCAAAAACTCACCCTGGTGTTAAGGATTATACCACTAAAAAAGGTATGAAACAAAAAACACCCGCTTATGAAGAAGAAGCTGAAACATCAGAAGCAGCACGTACATTAGGAAATGGTTCAAACAATTTTCCAGGTAGAAAAGGTCTACCTAAGAAAAAAGTATCAACAGTTTCTGAAAGTGAATTGAAATCTGAAGTTGAATCTTTAAGAGCTAAAAATGAAGAATACAGAAAAGCGTTAAACATCTTTAGAGAGAAGTTAAATGAAGTTGCTGTATTTAACTCAAACTTGGCTTATGCTACTCGTTTGTTTACTGAAAATTCAACAACCAAGCAAGAAAAAATAAATATCCTAAGACGTTTTGACTCAGTTGAAACATTAAAGGAATCTAAGGCTTTATATAAGACTTTGAAAGAAGACTATGAAGGTAAGAGTAATGTAGTTACAGAATCAGTAGAATCTAAAGTACAGAAGTCACCATCAAAAGGTTCGGCAACAAATCTTATTGAGTCTAAAACTTATGAAAATCCACAATTCTTAAGAATGAAGGATTTGATGACAAAAATAACAAAATAAAAATTAAAATTAAAAAATACTAAAATGGGAGCATTATTAGAATCAGGTCTTGTTGGTAACATCGGTTTAAAACACTTGAAAGTTATCAAAGAAGACACAATCAACAAATGGGACAAATTAGGATTCTTAGAGGGTCTTAAAGGTCACGTTAAAGAAAACATGGCGCAGTTATATGAAAACCAAGCGTCACATTTAATAAACGAAGCATCGTCTTCAGATAACTCAGGTTCTTTCGAAACTGTAGTTTTCCCAATTGTGAGAAGAGTATTCTCTAAATTGTTAGCAAACGACATCGTTTCTGTACAAGCTATGAACTTACCAATCGGTAAATTGTTCTACTTCGTACCTAAAATCCAAGGGTATAACAGTGGTGACAACCATTTTGCACCTGTTGGAGCACCTAACGGACCAACACAAGCAGAGGCTGCAGCAGCTTACAATTCAGGTAAAAACTTGTATGACCGTTTCTACGAAGGTAATGAGGCAGCTTTAGACCCACCAGGATTATTTGACTATTCTAAAGGTCGTTTTTCTGCTGTAACTGCAGATGCGGGTACTGTTGTTTGGTCTGCTGGTGATTTAGTTAGTGGAGCATATTCAGCTGATGAATACAGAAAGGTTTTATTAAAACTAACTGGATTTACTAATGGTGGTTTTGGTAAATTAATCGGTCCTGATGGTAACACAGTTGACAACGAGTCTTTCTTATCTGATTTGACTATTAAAGCTGTAACAACTGCAGGTGGTGCATTCTCAGGAGCAGGTGCAGGTAACTTGTTATTTAGAGTTGTAACACAGAAATATGGTAAAGGTATCGTAGAATACGGTTCACAAACACAAACAACATTTGGAGCGGATAACACTGCAAACGGTGGTATTTATGACAATATTTGTGATGCTACAGGTACTATCTACGTTGAAGTTGATTTACAAGTACCATGTTCAATTACTTCAGACTCTATCGATGGTTACTCAGGTTTAACTACAACTATCGCAGGAACTGCAACTGCTAATTCACAGTTTACAGCAACATACAGAGTATACGAAGAGTTAGAATTTGAAGATAAAATTGGTGAAGTTTCTTTCGACTTAGAATCAGTGACTGTATCAGTTACAGAAAGAAAGTTGAGAGCACAGTGGTCTCCTGAATTAGCACAGGACGTTTCTGCATTCCACAACATTGACGCTGAGGCTGAATTAACAGCTTTATTGTCAGAGCAGGTGGCAGCAGAGATTGACCGTGAAATCTTAAGAGACTTGAGAAAAGGTGCAGCTTGGACATTACGTTGGGACTACAACGGATGGAAGAGAGGAACTGCGGCTAATCCATTAACTCAGTACACTCAGAAAGACTGGAACCAAACGTTGATTACAGCTATCAACCAAATCTCAGCACAGATTCACAAATCTACATTGAGAGGTGGGGCTAACTGGATTGTTGTATCTTCTGAAATCAGTGCAATTTTTGATGATTTGGAATACTTCCACGTATCAAATGCAGCACCTGACCAAGATAACTACAACATGGGTATCGAAAGAGTTGGTACGTTATCAGGTAGATATCAAGTATATCGTGACCCTTACTTCCCACCTAACACAGTATTGATGGGACACAAAGGTAACTCTTTGTTGGATACAGGTTACGTTTACGCACCATATGTACCATTACAGTTGACTCCAACTATGTATAATCCATTCAACTTTACACCAATTAAGGGTATCATGACTAGATACGCTAAGAAGATGGTGAACAACCGTTTCTACGGTAAAATCACAGTTGATGGTGTACGTACATTCGACTTGAGAGAATTGAGATAATCAACTCAAAATGAATAAATAAGAAGGGGACCAATCGGTCCCCTTTTTTTATGTGTTATGTATAAGTAATTTAAACGACTGCAATTTGTTCTTCTTTCATAAGTTCGTATGCTCTTGCGAGACGAGTCATACCGATACCTCCACCAAAACGTGGGAAGAAGTCAAAAGATAAAAAGTCTTCTAATTCTCTTTCAACTCTTTCTTTACCAAAAAGGTCAAATAGTTTTTGAGAATATCCCCCATCTTCAATCTTATAAAACATTTCTCTCATTTCCACAACATTAGATGAACGTTCAGCAGAACCTATTGTTTCTTGACCATAAAGTATAACGTCAACTTTATTAAAGATTCCATCACCTACGTGTTTCATATTCCAAAAAGGGTTGGTACGTAATGGGAATTTTTGTAAAGATACTACATTACCTTTTTCATTCCACATTTTCTGTTCATGTTCATCTTCAAGTATACTAACACCTCCATATTCTTCACACACCTCATTGTATGTTACATTAATAGGTTTATCAAAACCTAACCATTCTAATAATTCAGATTCTAATTTTATCATTTCATTGACACCACCTTTTGATTCAAATTCAAACATAGGGAAGATTAATTCATGTCTACCTGGTATGGGTTCTTTTTCTTCTCGGTATGATGTAGATACGCAAAATACACCTTCCCATTCAGGGTTTTTGAGTAATTCATATTCCAACCACATTTGACCTGTTTGTGGTAATGGCCAAATCTCACCACAGTATTCAAAAGTTTTAACTGAGTGTGGATTTTCACATGCCGCCAAAATAGACAATCTACTTTGTGTTGGAACTTCTTTGAAATTTTTGTTTAAGAAGAATTCTCTCATCTTCTGTACTAATTCGTTGTACGTTTTTGTGTTTTTCATTTGTTTTTTTTTGTTTTATTTTTATTTATTTAGTTTTTATTGGGCAAAAAAAAGAGGACTAATAAAGTCCTCAATTAATAATATATTATTCTGATTTGTGAATTTCAGGTTCAGGTAAGTCGTTTTCCATGGGTGGGGGTGTCGTCAATATTCTAATTGCTTTAGAAATAACTTCAGCTTCCTCCATTTTGTATATTCCTCGTCTGTGTCCTGAACGTGCCGCTTGTATAACACTATAAAGAGCTTGTTCTTGTGTCATTTGGTCTACAAACTTATTTAAGTCTTCGTTTGAATAGTAATTGATAATTTCAAACAATGTACCTGCCGGTTGTGGTTGTTCTTGAATTTGTTCTTTATTCTCTTCCATAATCTATTTTACTTGATATTTATAATATATATAAGTAAAAGACAAAAAAAATCAAGTATGTCGGAATATATTTTAAGTGAAGATTTAGCCGTATGGTTTGGTAAGAAAAAAAAGAAAAAGGGTTCTTCTCAACCAAAAGGACCATGGGTTAATATTTGTAAAAAGAAAAAAGGTGGTGGACACCCCCCTTGTGGTAGAAGTGATGCTGATAAGGGTGCGTATCCTGTTTGTCGAGCTGCCGGAGTTGCTGGTAAAATGTCACAATCTGAAAAAGATTCAGCTTGTAGAAGAAAAAGAGAGAAGGAAAAGAAAGACCCTCAAACGGGTAAGGGACAAAAACCGACAAGAATAAAGGTAAAAAATTATAAAAAAGAATCTGTGGATAAGTTGGTTAACTTGGTTACCGAAAAATTCAAGGTGGATTCTAACGAATATCAAAAACTTTTTGAGAACGACACTTATTTGTTGGTTGCTCCATTAACTCACAATGCGTCGTGTAAATATGGTGCGGGAACTAAGTGGTGTACAACAACAAGAGATAGTGATGAAATGTTCGATGAACACATCATTGGTGGTACGTTAGTATATTTAATACTTAAAGATAAAGAACTTGCTGACCGTATGGGTAATTCAAAATTTGGATTATACCGAGGTTGGGGTGAAGGTCCTGGTAGAACTTTGGTATATGACGAATTAAACAACGAATATCTTAATGGTGAACAATGGTTGTCTAATGAGTTTGAAAAAGTCGACAAAGAAAGAATATTCTTTGATACCATGAGTAAATTTAATGATTATTACGATTTTATGGACAAACCATCTGAGAGAACAAAAAAGTCGTTTAACATCAAAGAACAATTAAAGGGATATGATGTGGAACCTTTTGCATTACATTCCGACATCTTTGAAAAATTATGGGATGGGTATATGGAAGATAACTTATTAAGAACGTACATAGGTTTAAGAATGAAAAATCCAAAAAGAGAAAATGTCGTGGATTATTTTTATAACTTTATTAAAAATAATGGTGAACATATCAAACGAAAAGAATCAAACCCGATTAAAGAAAGTATAATCAGGGAACTTAATAAGTTAAAAAACAAACCCCTAATGTCTGAGGGTATGGAATACCATGTTAAAAATAACGTTCCTTTAAGTGAAAATGTTTTTAGACCTGGTAGTGAAAAATACTTTGAAGTAATTCAAGAAGCAAGAAAACTATATAACGAAGGTTATTACTATAACGAAGAAGACCGAGAAATATTGGAAAGTGATTTAGGAAAATTCTTTATCTACGAAGGTGAGAGATTACCTTTGGAATATCCGATGATTAATGAATCAGAGTATCAAGGTAAGAAAGTTGAATTGAATAAACCAAAATCGGGGGGTTCTAAAAAATGGTATGTTTACGTAAGAAATCCTAAAACAGGTAAGGTTATGAAGGTTTCTTATGGTTCACCTGTAATGACAGCTAAATGGAATGACCCTGCAGCTCGTAAATCTTTTGCTGCGAGACATCAGTGTGATAAGAAAAAAGATAAAACAAAAGCAGGATATTGGGCGTGTAGAGCTCATAAAGATTTTGGTAAAAATGTTCCAGGGAGATTTTGGTAATGGTATACAAACAAGAAAATATAACAGAAGATAAATTCAGACGTATTTTTAAAGAAAATGCGGATACTGAAGAGTTGGTATGGCACCGTGACTACGAAGACCGTGAGGTTTTTGTGGAATCAAATGACGGATGGATGTTACAAATGGACAATGAGGTACCTCAGATGTTACAGGAAGGACAAAAATACTTCATACCTAAAGGAACATACCATAGAGTAATTAAAGGGACTGGTGACCTTAAAATAGTTATTGATGAAGGTATTAATAAAGTTAAGGTTCCTAAATCAGTCAAAAGAAACATTAAAAAGGGTTTAAGGTATTTAAAACTTGAGGGAAAATCCTCACATAAATTTGAACAGATATCCAATCAAGACAAAGTGGATATATCGGTAATAATAGAGTTCAGAGACTTTTTCCACTCACACTCAAAAAACATAACATTAAATGAATCTTTTAAAGGTATACCCCAAAAAGATAAAAAATATGTAGATTGGTTATTAAGAGGTGGTGACTATGGATATGATTGGGTAATACATGAAACAATAAAGAGGGTTTAACGACCCTCTTTATCTTTTCTTTTAATTTTTACTGAATAACCTGTTTCTGTAAACATTTCAGGATAATCCAAATAGAAATAATCTATGGCTCTTTCAGCATCAACTGCCTGTGTTTCCATAACTATTTCTTCATCTTTTGCGAGTTGGTAGGTTGTGTTTGACATTTCATTTAAAGGTTAAAAAATATTCATTACAAATATAAGTATTATTTTTTACCTGAACAATATTTTCCAGAACATCTTTTTTTCCCATCTAACCCTGGCATCTTTCCTTTACAAACTTGTACGGCATATCCATTAGCGTATGCTGAAGGATATACTTCAAATTTTGATTTGGCTGCTGATTTACCACGAGCACATAATGTTGTGTCCTTCTTTTTTTTACTCTTCTTTTTCTTTTCGTCAATAACTCTTCTTATAATTTGTTCAAGTAATTTTTGTTCTTCAATCATACCAACATCATCTATATTCATAGAGAGTTCTGTACCATCTTTTTTTGTTTCATTCATCATGAAATCAAAAACTTGGTCTAAGTTGTTTTTTGCTTCGGCAATATGGTCTTGAGCCCAATCGTGACCGTTATCTAATATGGATTCAACCATATCTTTATCTAAATCTAACAACAAATCACATTGTCTTCTCATTTGTTGTAGATTACTAAAAAACATATATCTTTCGCTTCTCATTTTATTTCTTATTAACTATTTGGAACTTGAGTGTTCTTTTATAAGTATCAACATTTCTGTCAGTGTTAACCTTCATATCAACAAAATATTCATTTGGTAGTTTGTCTCTTGTATCAAATACAAAATAGTAACCATCGGGAGTTCTATTAATCTGAGTCCAATCTTGAACTTGTACCTCGGTAGTTCCTTCCATTACATAAACTCTATAGAATGCTTGAATACTATTAACAACTTCATTTACTGAATATGCCTTTTTAATGTAAACACTAACATTTCTAACATCAGTATTTAATATTTTTTCGTCTTGTTTGATACCACTATAGTCAAAACCATAAATTTTTGGTTGTTCAGTTCTTGTGCCTATTTGGTAATATCCGTCAGAAGATTTTAAAACAAATTCATTTTCAATTGCACTGATACTATCACCGTTAACAGATAAATTATCCCACTTATCATAATAAAAACAAGGAACTGTTGTTGCGGTTAAACCACTAACCTCAACTCTGTAAACACCTTCAGTAATTAAACAACTTGATAAACCTGTAAATCCTGAAACCTCGTCTCCGTTACCGTCTAAAATATTAACCGTTGGTGGAGTGTCAAAATTTATTGGATTACCGTTAACATAAGAATATAGATACAAATAGTTTGTTTTACCCTGATAGAATACATTTCTATCGTCTAATATTAAATCATCATAACTTGTCTCTAAGAAAGGTTCGTAAAAAGTTTGAGTATGCGGAGAAAAGAATCCAACAGAATAATTTTCAGTTAATCCTGTTATGTTTTCAACCTGAGGTAAAAAGGCAACACCATAACCAACACTATCAGTGGTACCACCACTTAAAATCGAGTTGATTTCATTTGTCATATCAAACTCAATATCTTCATTACCAAATTCGAAATGTTGTGTATCGATTATTGTCAATCCTGAATAATTTAATCCTGATGTTGTTCCTGTTTGTGAATTTGTGTTGTCGTACAAACCTGGTACCGACCAATCATTGATTGTCGTTCTTTGATACCAATTTGATGGTCTGTTAGAGAAACTTTTATCAGTATCAATAGCATTCATAACACTCATGGAATTACTACTGTTTAAGGCTCTTGAGTTATTGTAATAGTCATAACCAACACCTGAATCCCACGACTGAGCATCACCAGTCGAACCCGACACTTTAGGTATTCTAAATAATACCAAATCAAATGAGGTCGCCCTTCTTCTTCCTTGTGATGTTTTTGTGTTTAAAAGTTCAGTGTCGAATGACGAAGTATTTGTCATTCTAAGAGTATGTGTTATACCCGTAGTTGTACAACCTGTTGAGATGACACCATTATCAAACTTTTCTTGTAGTGTTGTCAAATTCAAATCAAAAAGATATCTACTATACCCTTTTGGTGCAATGACATCATCAACTCTACCATAAAAAAGTTCAACCACAGGATTTCTCGCGGTATTTGTGTACGAGTTGTAAATTAATGTATTACTTTTATTAAAATAAGATTTGTGAATTGACATTAGTTCCTTTTAAATATAAATATCAATTAATTCTAATATTGCCGTTCAATATTTTTTGTTGAGCCTCTAATATGGATTTTAGTATGTCTTGAGTACTTGTCCCATCTTGAGAAACAGGTACCGGAGGTAAACCCGGATATGGATGAACGTGAGTTACCAAAAACTTAACTATAAGGTTTAATAACTCCATCAATTCCTCACCCCTTACTAATGAAGATGTATTAGGTTCGATATCCTGAAAAATTTTATCTTGACTTATTCCATATACGTCAAAGTCTGAAAAATCGATAACTTTCTTTCCTGAACCAGTACCTAATGTTTGATTTGATAACAAGAATAATTTCTTACCCCCCATCAGGGCAACAGTTTCATCGACACTATTGATTTGTTCTTCTGCAAAAGAATCATCAACAAATTCATATGGTACGGAATCATCACCTTTTTCGTTATAAACTAAACTATATCCGGGTGTGATGTCCAAATCATTTATTTTAATTTGATTTAAAATTTCACCAACATTTTTTGTGGTATTTGAATCACTATCTGAACTTAAATTAATCGTTAGATTTAATAAGGATTTTTTTGGTCTAAAATAAAAGGGGTATTGTTCCCCATTTCTAAGGGTACCATTGATTCCAAACACTTCGGATACTTCACCATTTTTAAAATCACGTATAAAGTTATTAACCAATTTGATAACTTCATTAGAAGATTTATTTTCAAAAGATGTGATAAGTGTTGATACAGAAATACTACTTTCCAAAACAGTATCAATATCAAAGTTGGCTGTATTTGTTTTTGGAACTTGACTTGGTAGTTTATATAATGTGATATCTCCCCTAAATTTGTTTTGAGTATTTTCAGGGTTATATATGTTGTATTCAATTAAGTATTTAATAAACGTATCACTCTTAACTAATCGTTGTCTGTTATTCTTTTGTCCTATACTCTTGGTGAAATCAAATTTAGATAGTTGTAAAAACGCTCTATTTCCATTTGCATCGGGCATATTTGGTGGTTGTAAATTCTTATACTTTCCAGCTCTTAATATGACCTCATTTTCTTTTATAACAACATCAGAACTTCCTCTACCTAATAATGCATTATCACCTGGTTCGGGGAATATACCTTTTGTCTTATCATTAGTATAACCTAAATTAACTTTATCTTCGTTTTGTCCTAAATTATTTTTAGCCTCTTGTAATCTTTGAGCACCTTGAGTTGATAGATTAACTTTAATATTTGTTGGACGAGGTAAACGTGAACCTGAATCTAAATGAGTTTTAGACTTTTCAATATCCTCACTATTAAGATTTATGGGTGTTGAAAACGGACCTTGAACATAAAATTTGTTTTTTGATGTTCTTGAGCTTCTATATTGATAAAACAGGTGTACATATTCACCCTCTTTTGGAACAGGATTAATAAATACAGGTAAAAGTGGGAGGAATAAAAACGGGTCCTTTGAAGACCAAGGACCATTATCATCGGGTGTTGGACTATTGGGGTCAAAACCTTTTGACGACCTTTTAAGTTCGTCTTCGTTATCGTTTTCGGACAAAACTCTAATTCTACCCAACATCATTGGGTCATTTACATCTATAACCCTACCTGCGGATAGTATCTGAGTATTGATAATATTATCGACTATACTCATTTTTTATTTCTCTTTTGATATTCCTCTAAAAGTTTATTGTAAGCCCTTTCAACACCATCTAAGTGATGTGTCATTTTAACAATATATTCTTTGGTCTTTTCAAAATCATTGTTTAAAAAGTCCATGGCTTCAGTCAACTCTTTATTTGACTTATTCTTGTAATCTAATAGTGTACTTTTTATTTTATTTTCATCCATAATTAATAAGTTTTACCCCAACCCTTTGCTGGTACTGTAACACCTGCAGGTGTTATTGCTAATGATGGTATAAACACATCAGTTTTAGAGTTTTCTGATTGCTCTTGACTCGTTCCTTTTATCATACTTAATATACCTATATTCATAAGATTAGGTGAACCATCGGGTAAGTCACCAGTTGGTAAACCTGATTTTTGTAATTGTTCTATAACATTTGAAAAAGCTCTAATATCTGAATATCCAGGTAATACTGCACTTCCTGCTAATAATGGTAACGGTAAACTTATATTTCCAAGACCTGCAGATTGTAATCCTAAGTTTAATAATGCTAATATCTCATCAACAACACTTTTACATTTTCGATAATCTAATATAAGACTACCTAAAAGGTATAATGCGTAAATAATTGAGGTATACATTTGTACTTGTTTATTTTTACTTTCTTGTACAATTCTAGCTAAAATATCAGCAACTAAGTTTTTAATATTTTTCTTAATTAAATCGAATAATTCTTCAATAAAAATTGAAAGAGTTCTACTCATTAGATTTACTGTAAATTTCTTAAATCTATTAATAAATGATTTTAAACTGTCAATATTATCACCAACTAATGACCCTAATGATTTTAGCGCTACCATCATACCAAACATGGTTTTTGGTGATAAAATTGTAGACATTACTGCACGTGGTAATGCCTTTATAAAGTCTAATTTTAGTGCCGCGTCTAAATTAAATTTAGGTAATGTGGCTTGTTTCCAATCTTTATTATTTGCAGTATCATTTATAAGATTTTCTACTGCTAAAATTTTAGAAGTAATATTAGTTTCAGACCTAATATTTCTCATGGCACTATTAAATGCCTCAACATTTACAGGTAGTTTTACGTTATCACAATCTTCAAACTCAACAACTCCTTGTTGTATGTTGTTGGTTTCTAATTCAATATTTCTTAAATCTTGAGGTGTTAATTCAAAAAATGAGTCATCAATTAAACCTAAATCTGATAACTTTGCATTTCCACTAACGGCAATCTCTTGAGTATCATCAAAACATAGTCCCATAATACGTGTTAGTAGTTTTTGCCACCCTGAAATGTCTGTTTGTTTACCATCTGAAATACCTCCTGATATTGAAATAAAACCAGTCATTAATTGTAGTATATTAGCAACTAAGACATCAAAATTTAAAATATCTATAGACTGATAATAATCCATTAAAAAGTCTGATATTCTTTTGACTTGACCAGTATCTTTTAGAAGAGTTACTTTTAAGAAATTACCGATATTTCCTTGGTCATCTTGTTTTGTATATTCAAAGTCAAATATATCGGTATTAGATGCTCCAATATAATTACTACCCGTATCTCCATTTAAACTAACATTAGGGTCCTGAATACGAGAATATATTTCTCTATTCATAGAAAATGGTAATGTCCCTGGTGAAGTCTCCGTTTCCTCATATAAGAATGCGTTTGGTTCTTCATTAGGGTTATTTTTTAATTGGTCAAATAAATCAATAGACTCAACTTTAATATAAATCGGTTTGTTAATCGTAAAGGTTTGTTCTTGAGAACAACCAACTGCGGATAATACCTCTTCTACTAATATTTGTAATATTTTTTCTTTTGTATTATTCGCCGCTAAAGAAAAAACTCGTATTAATGTGCTATTATAAGAACCACTCTGATTATTCGGTAATGTGTATTTGAATATATCAATTAATTCGTCAAATTGACTTTTAACGTTTTTAATTGATTTTGTGATACCACTAGTAAGTTCTGATATTGGTTGGGTTATATCTCGATTACTTTTATCTTGAGCATCCCCATCTCTTGATTTGCTAAGAATTTTTTCATTCTTATCATTTTCTAATACCGTAGTAAGAGCACTTAACTTGGCTTTAATCGTAGAATAATCTTGACTTAAATCAATGGACATATCGGTATAATTAATCTATTTTATACCCCTCGCCTTTACCTTCGTTATCTATATCTTTTTGTATTAGTGCTTGTAGAACATCGTCATCCATTTCAGAAAGACTAAAGGATTCTGAATCATTACTTGAAGCCTTTTCCCAAATAGAAGATTGTAATTTAGAAAGGGTTAATTTTTTTTCTATAGTATCGTTTATAATCTTTTGTTGTTCTTTGATTACAGGACCTATAACCGTCATATCTTCAGGGTCTTTCAACATTGCTAACATCTTATTTTGAATTCTTACTGCAGTTGCTCTTTGTTCTACAAGTTCATTGTAGATTTCCTGCATAAGACTCAAAACAGAATCTTTTGATAGAACGATTTCTTTTTTCTTAGGTCTTCCCATAATACTATAAATATTGAATTTTAGATTTTATCTATTATTAATAATTTTCATCATATCATAATACAGATTTTTAAATTTTTTCATTGAGGTTCTAATTTCTTTTGTTGTTAAATTAGTCATTTCCCTCAACGAGAGTAAAATGATATTTTTATTAAATTTATTATTATCGGTTCCGATAAAAATTTCATCGTAATTATCAAATAATTCACTTAAAGCGTAACCTAACTTTTTTTCATTTTGATTTAAATTTTCAGATTCTACAAAATCTTTTAATTTAGTTAAAAACTCATCAATAATTTGATTAGGTTCTATTTTTTCATGTTCTAAGTAATAAACCATATCGGGTCTATTTTCTAAAGTACTTGAAATGTCTTCATATGAAATTTTGCGATTTGTCTCTTTTTGGTCTTTAATGATTTGACCCATTAAATAATTTTTACAAATAGTACCAAAATAAGAATATGCCTTTTTGTTTCTGTCTGGTTTGAACTTTTCTACTTTAGTAATTAAAAATGAATGTGTGTCATGATGGATTTCTCTAAAATCCATATCTTTTCTATATAATTTGTATCGTCTAATAATAGACTCTATCATCTTATCTAAAGGAGCCTTCAGATAATCATTATATATTTCATTTTTTTCACTTTCAGTAGAAGCAGATAAGAACATGCGAACTGCATGCTCTTCTCTTTCAGCAAAATAATTAGTGGTCGTTTTAGGTTTACGACCTCTTTTTTTAACTTCTTTATTCTCTGAAGTTCCACTGCTTTCGGTTGACAACATTAAGCTTCAATACCTTCATATTTTATGCCTCTGTCATTAGTAAAGAAATGTTCTTTTTTTGCTGACTCTAACCAAAATTTTACTTCATCCTCACTAACTCTTTCTTCACCATTTTTATAGTTCCAAAATATTGAACCAAAACGTAAATTCATATGTTTGTAACCAAGTCTTGGTATAGTCATAATATTGACTGAATTATAAGTTAGTCGTAGTAAAAATTCATACACAAATGTTAACTTCATAGAAGGTTTAAATCCACCAAAATCTTGATATGTTTCTTTCTTTAAAACCATACCACTACTTTGGAAGTTTTGATAATTTAATAAAACTTCATTTGTTAAGATACCTATTTCACTGTTCATACTTGCCGCAAATGTTGCCTCATTTGTAAAACCAGCAAAGACACCTTTCTCATCAATATCAACTACGATAGGTAAAAACCCTTGCATGTCGGGGTAAGCTTCAGAGTAACGTTTAACATTTTTAAACCATATTGATGCGAATTCATCATCAAATTCCAAAATGGTAATCCATTCTGAAGACGCATTTTCAACACCTAAATTAATCTGAGATGAAAAATCAGTGTCACCAGTATTAACTACTTTAGTGACTGTTAATCCACTGTAATCAAATTCATTTACTATTGAAGTTAATGATTCTTCATCTGAGTGTACAATAACTAATTCGTTTACACCTACAGTTTGATTTACTATTGATTGTATTGATTTTGAGAATAGTTCGTTAAAGTCTTTATGTTTTGAACTTTCTATTGGTAGAATTACCGATACGTTAAAATTTTCCATAATTAATTTTCTTCTGTTACTTTCATTTTATCCAATTGAGATTGGAAACTTTCTTTTCTAATTTCAAAATATTCATTAAATAATGATAAAACATTTTCTGTGAATTGTGTCATATTATTATAAGACTCAACTGTCTTTAATGAATGTTCATATAAAGATTCTGAAATATTATCTTCTAACCAATTTTGTACGAATTCTGCCAAAATATCAATAATATTATTGAACTCATATGTCCAAACACCATTTTGGTCTGTCATCCATTCAGGTTTCATATTTGGAACCTTACCGATAACAGGTGTTGCAGATGCCATAGATTCTAATGGGAATGTTCCAAAACCCGACTCATCATCTACCCAAACTGATACAAAACTATCTTTTAAGTATGTTGAGAATTCTTGTTGGTTAATACCCTTCATATCTCTAAATGTTATCCATCTAAACTGAGGGTATTTTAAATAAAAACCTTTAATAATTTTTGCAGTATTTCTTTGTTCTCTACAATGTATTGAAACAATTGGTTTCGAAGGTTTGTCTTTTTTATTAAAATATTCAGGAATAAAAGGTTGTAAGACATCAATATCCGTAGCTTTCATAAAATTACTGATGTATTCTTTTTGTGAATGATTTGTCGTGATAGATTTTCTAAAACCATATTGTGCCCAATTTGTTCCAGGTGCTAACGTTTCTAACATATGGTCATATGCTTGACATAGAACTATTTTACCACATGGGAAATTAGAAAGTTGTTCTAATACGTGTCCATAAATTTCAGGAATAACCACAAAATCTTCAGGTGAAATTTGTAAACTTTGACCTTCAATACTTTGGTGAGGTAATTCCATGTATTTTTCATCTAACCAACCACCGACTCCGGTATATTGTTGTTCTTCATGAATGATTATCGGATTAAATCCGTTTTCTTTTAAGGTTTGTGCAACTTGGTATATGTACCTAATAGACCCTTTGGCATGACCCTTAGTATCTTGTACTAAGAAGTAAATTTTGGATTTTCTATCCACTAAATTAAGGATAGAACCTTCAATCTTCTGTATTTTTTCTGCTTCCATTTTATATGCTTTTTATAATGTTATGTCTTAATAATGTATTAAATGCAACTTTAAAGGGAATACTTAAATCTTTTGAAGAATAAGTCCCTAAGTTTTCATCGTAATCTTCCCTTTCGGTTAATATTACTTCGACCATTAATTTTAGAAGTTCGAATTTTACCATATTAATACTATGGTTTTCATCATCTTCTTTTTTTTCTTTGTTAATTGTAATTTGATTATCTAATTCGTTAAAATCTAGATAATACATTTCTCCTAAAATTTTAAACATCTTCTTTTAATTTTAATTCAGTGTATAACTCTTTAAACTCATCAAGTTTGTTAATTTCGTAGTTCACTTTTATATTTGTATTGTATGTTGTATTAAATTTAACCTTGATTAAGTCGTAATTTTCATCTGTAAGAATATCAGGATTTGATGTTATAATGACATCATACTCTGATAAAACATCATCCATAGTTATTTTAGAGTAAAAAACAATCTTTTCAACTAAACAACCATATTTTGAAAGGAAGAATAATGTTGCTGGTTTTGATTTTTGAATTTCATCAGAAATTACGGAAATTTCGTGGTTATCCCTCAAATCTTCATATACTTCATTTAGTGTGTTGAAAGTATTAGCAGTAACAGATGGAGCGTGACCAAAAATATTCATAGGAAAATCTACATAAAAGAAATCATACAAATCTTCCATTTTAGGAAATTTAAAATGTTCGATTAAATTTAAGCTGGTGATAGGTAAGTTTAATTCATAATCAAACTCTTCTTCACCATCTTCTTTGATGTAATCGTCTATAAAAAATTTTTGATATACTTGTTCGGCCTTACCTAAAGTATCTCTTAAAACTCCATTTACATCAAATGCTATTTTCATTCTTCGTACCTTTTTAATAATTTACTTATTAGTGGGTTACGGATGATATCTTTGTTATCAAAAGAATATGTACCCACTCCGTCCATATTTTGGAATCTTTGAACCGCATCATAAAGACCCGATTGTGTCTTATCTTTATATCTGTCTGTTTGTTCAATATCGCCTGATATAAAAAACTTACTGTTAAAACCAATCCTTGTCAATAGAAGTTTCATTTGAGACGGTGTCGAGTTCTGAGCCTCTTCAAAAATTAATATCGAGTTATCAATATTCATACCCCTCATATATGCTAATGCAAATACTTCGATGATGTCATTTTCTTTTAATTTTTCTCTAGCCTCTTTTCCTATTATCTTATTTAAAAGATAGTAAGATGGAAAAATATAAGGGTCTAATTTTTCTTCTAAATTACCTGGTAGTGAACCTAACTTTTCTTCAGCTTCGACTGCAGGTCTTACGATTATGATTTTTTCATATGAATTATTAGTATCCATAAGTAATTCTACCGCAGCTTTCATTGCGATATATGATTTACCCACACCTGCAGGTCCTGTACACACTGTGATTTCACTATTCAATAGTATATCATAATAGTCTTTTTGACCTTCAGATAAAAACTTTTTTCTTGGTGTTTTACCGATTATTGAGTTTATGAGTTCTTTTCTTGTCATCTTATTTTGTTGTGGTGATAACTCACCTTTTTGCTTTCTTGTCGGCATATATAATTTCTAATGCTTTTTATTTATTATAATTTATAATAATTTAACCAATAATCAATCATTTCATCCATCATAGTTTCAAAAGTATATTTTGGACACCATCCTGTGTCTTTTTTTAATTTAGATGAGTCTCCTTTTAAATTTTCTAACTCTTCAGGTCTTAAGAATTTTTCATCTTGTTTTACGTAATCTTTATAATTAAGTCCGAGTTTTGAGAACGTATACTCACATAAATTCCTAACTGAGTTTGATATCCCTGTAGAACATACATAATCATCTGATTTATCTTGTTGTAAGATTAACCACATCGCTTCAACATAGTCTTTGGCATGTCCCCAATCTCGTGTTGCGTCTAAATTACCTAATTTAAGTTCATTAGATAAGCCTAACTTAATTTTTACCGCTTCTTTAGCTACTTTATTAGTGACAAAGTTTGTTCCTCTTCGTGGTGATTCATGATTAAATAGAATACCATTTGATATATACATACCATAAGAGTTACGATAATTTCTACAAATGTTATATGAGAATACCTTTGCACACCCATAAGGTGATACGGGATTCATTGGTGTTGTTTCTCTTTGATAACCATCATCATCAATACAATTACCAAACATTTCGGATGAAGATGCTTGATAGATTTTAATTGATGGCTTGATTAATTTAACGGCTTCTAATAAATTAAGTGTTCCAAGACCAGTTACATTTGCAGTATAAATTG